ATTGGTTGGAAAACGATCCTAAACGGATGAAGCGCCAACATTTCGTCCATTACCCTTACATCCCTGGGTTTGGTTTTTACGCCTTTGGGTTGGTTCATTTGCTGGGTTCTTTTGCTAAATCAGGGACTTCCTTGATCCGACAGCTCGTGGATGCTGGAACGCTTAGTAACTTACCCGGTGGTTTTAAGACTAAAGGGATGCGTGTTAAAGGCGATGATACTCCCATTCAACCTGCCGAGTTTCGTGATGTAGATATTGCGAGCGGTGCGTTGCGTGAGAACATCATGCCCCTACCTTATAAGGAGCCCAGCCAAGTTTTACTTCAGTTGATGCAAGGAATTGTCGAGGAGGGTCGTAGATTTGCGTCGATTGCTGACCTCAAGATCAGCGATATGTCCTCCCAATCCCCCGTTGGTACGACTCTAGCTATTCTTGAGCGTACTTTAAAAGTGATGTCCTCTGTCCAAGCCCGTGTTCATGCTGCGATGAAGCAAGAATTTAAACTTCTTGCGAAGATCATTCGAGATGATACCCCCACATCGTATTCGTATGAACCCAGTTCTGGGGAGCCCCAAGTCAAACAGGCTGACTATGACATGGTAGAGGTTATTCCGGTATCGAATCCGAATTCTTCTACTATGGCTCAGAAAGTCGTGCAATACCAAACGGTTATGCAGTTAGCTCAAGGGGCTCCCCAAATCTACGATATGCCTGAGTTGCATCGTCAGATGCTGGATACGATAGGCATAGAGAATGTAGGGAAGATCATTCCTACGGAAGAGGAACAGAAGCCTCAAGACCCTGTGTTTGAAAACATGAATTTGCTGAATGGCAAGCCTGTAAAGGCGTTCATATATCAAGACCATGAGGCCCATATAGAAGTCCATACGACTGCTATGCAAGATCCATTTATTCAGGATTTACTTAATGACAATCCGGCAGCGCCAGGGATGCAAGCTGCTGCACAGGCCCACGTAGCTGAACATCTTGGGTTTTTGTATCGCTCTAAGTTAGAGGAGCAGCTAGGGGTTCCGCTTCCGAAGCCCGATGAAGATGAAACAATGCCCGAAGAAATAGAGCTTCAGTTGTCTCGATTGGTGGCTGATGCTTCTAAATTACTACTACAACAGAACCAAGCTGAAATGGCCCAGAAGCAGGCGCTGGAGCAGGCCCAAGATCCAATGGTTCAGATGCGCCAAGCTGAGCTTGCTATAAAACAGGCCGAAGTTCAGCGTAAGGCAGCGAAGGATGCTACTGATGCGGAAATTAAAGGCGCTGAGCTGGGGCTCGAAGCTGCACGCATTCAATCTCAAGAAAAACAGGCTGCTCTTAAAGTTCTGGCTGATGCTGTGGAGAATGACGAAGAATTGAAGGTTAAGCAGTTGGTAGAAGCTGCCAAAGTAGGGATAGATATAAGTGGGTTCCTAGATTCTAAACTGGCGGAAAGTGAAGAGGTATAGATGAACGCATTGCAGTTGATTGTGGATGAAATAGACACAAAACACAGTTTTCTACTTCAAAAGCTTGGAAGCGGTAGCATTAAAGACTATCCTGAGTATAAATATGTATGTGGCAATGTAAGTGGTATTCTTGCTGTTCGAGAGTACGTACTAACCCTACAAGAAAGGTTAGAGAATGACGAGTGAGATGGCCCAAACTACCGATTCTGACGTTCAGGCTGCTACTCAACTTCCTGAACCCAAGGGATACCACATCCTTTGTGCGGTTCCCGATATAGAAGATAAATATGAAAGCGGGCTATATAAAACAGAAAACGCCCAGGAAACCGAAGAAATCCTAGCTACGGTCCTTTTCGTTATAGAGCTTGGCCCTGACTGTTATAAGGATGAGAATAAGTTTCCTACCGGACCTTGGTGCGAGGCGGGTGATTTTGTATTGGTTAGGCCCCACACAGGCACCCGGTTACATATTCACGGAAAGTCTTTTCGTATTATTAACGACGATTCTGTCGAAGCTGTTGTAGAAGACCCTAGAGGTATTCAAAGGGCTTAATTTTCCAATTAAATCAAGGGGGTAGACTAATGTCACAAACCACATTAGAAGAAGCTGAAAGCACTACTGCTGTTATAGGGGCTATGCCGGAGCCTACAGAAGAACAGAAGGTGATGGATAGCGCGAAAGAAGCGGTTGATGCGGAGTTTGAAATCGCTATTGAGGACGACACTCCAGAGGAAGACCGCAATAAAGAGGTGATGCCTGAACAGATCGTTCAGAATCTTGAGAAGGATGAGTTGGACGAGTACTCTAAAGAAAAGGGTAAGCAGCTTAAAAAAGTCTGGCACGATGAGCGTCGAGCTAAAGAAGCTGCCCTTAAAGAACGTGATGCAGCAGCGCAGTTCTCGAAACAGCTGCTAGAAGAAAATAAGCTCTTAAAGAACCACCTAACCGTAGGTGAACAGGCGCTTATGGACAATTCTAAGAGTAGTGCTGAGCATGAAGTAGAGTTGGCTAAAAAATCGTTCAAAGAAGCTTATGACTCAGGGGATTCAGAGGCGGTTACGGCTGCTCAAGAGGCGTTAGTCTCAGCGAAAATAAAGCTGTCTAGTGCTGAAGCATACGTTCCTCAGTTTTCAGAAGAGGTTATAGCTCAACAGGAACAGGCTACTCAACAAGCACCGCAAACGGAAGCCCCCCAAAAAGAGCCTTCCTCTGAGGATTTGGCTTGGCAGGACCGTAATAAAGAGTGGTTTGGGCCTAATGACGCTATGACAAGTTTAGCGTTTGGGCTCCATACTTCTTTAATGAAAGAACATGGTGCGGATTACGCGGGTAGCCCTGAGTATTATGAACAGATCGACAATGAAATGCGTTTGAGGTATCCTGACTACTTCAAGGACACTGAAGAGACGTCCCCTTCACCCAAGGGAAACCAGTCACAATCCACTGTAGTCTCTCCCGTTAAACGCACCACGAGCCCAAAACGCGTGGTTTTAAGCAACTCAGAAGTGAGACTAGCTCAACGACTAGGACTCTCTCCCGAACAATATGTTCGTGAGAAAATGAAGTTGGAGGCGTAAAAATGGCAGAAGCTACAAACAAGCGTGACAATGAAACTCGGGACGCTCAAGAACGCCCGAAGATGTGGAGAAGACCTGACGTTTTACCCCAGATAAAACGCGAACCGGGTAAATCCTATCGCTGGATTCGGTTTGAGTCTATGGGGATGGCTGACAGTGCAAATATGTCGTCAAAACGATCAGAGGGATGGGAGCCTGTGAAGGCTTCGGATCATCCTGAAATTTTCTCTGCTCCTAATGATAAGGATGAGATTAGGAACGGTGGGCTTCTTCTTTGCCAAAATGATGAAGAGATCACTAGACAGAGGAACGCGTATTTCTCGGACAGAACCGACGCAAATACTGAATCTGTCGATAATAACTACTTGCGTGAGGGTGACGCCCGTATGCCAATGTTCAAAGAGAAGTCTACTAAGGTTTCCTTTGGCAGCGGTGGCGGGGGTCAAGGGAACGCATAAACATTAACTTTTTGTCTAAGTGAGGACTAAATTATGGCTGCTGTACCAGGAGCTTACGGGTTAAGGCCCGTAAACAATCTAGGTGGTCGCGCTATGAACTCGGCATTTAACCAGTTTGAGATTGTTAGTGCGTATAACACTAACATTTTCAGTGGTGATATTGTCAAGTTTGCTGCCGACGGAACTGTGGCAAAAGACACAGGCACAAGTACCGCTACTCCGGTAGGGATTTTTGTCGGGTGTTTTTACACAGATGCACAAGCTGGACCGCAATTTGCAAACTATTGGCCCGCCAATCAGGTTGCAAGTGACGCGATAGCTTACGTTGTGGATGATCCCACAGTGTTGTTTAAGGTCGCAGTTGAGTCTGCATCAGGGACGGTTTCGTCTCTGGCGTTGACTGACATGAACCGAAATCTCTCGATTATTCAAGGGACAGGTTCTACGACCACGGGACGTTCTGCCGTTTCGGTAGATGATACCTCCGCAACTACTAACACATTGCCTATACGTGTTATTGGACTTGTTCCAGAAACTGTAAATAGCTCCGGTGGTTACACCGAAGTTATCTGCAAGTGGAACGCTGGTCACGTATACGATAATACTACAGGCGTATAAGGGGGATTGAGTAATGGCTATCAGTAGGGCACAACTACTTAAAGAACTGCTCCCTGGACTCAATGCCCTTTTTGGACTTGAGTACAATAAGTATGGCGAAGAGCATAAGGAAATATTTGAGACTGAATCATCTGAACGTGCGTTTGAAGAGGAAGCGAAGCTCTCAGGGTTCTCATCGGCTCCGGTGAAGAACGAGGGTTCTGCGATCCAATATGATGACGCACAAGAGGTGTGGACGGCTCGATATAACCATGAGACGGTTGCAATGGGATTTGCGGTTACGGAAGAAGCTATGGAGGATAACCTCTATGACTCTCTATCTGCCCGCTACACCAAAGCACTAGCTCGCGCTATGGCTTATACGAAGCAGGTTAAAGGCTCGAACATTTTGGCTCGGGCATTTAATTCAAGCTACACATACGGCGATGGCAAAGTGCTATGCGCCACAGATCACCCGCTAGTTTCGGGTGGAACCAACTCTAACCGTCCTACTACAGCAGCCGACTTGAATGAGACTTCCTTGGAAGCCGGAATCATTCAGTTGGGTGAC